CCTTAAAACCCTCGAAATTCGAGGGTTTTTTATTTTATTTTATTCGTTTACTTGTATTATATTTAAAACAGTAGTATGTTTGTATTGTGTTAGATAAATAAGCGTTTTTCTGATAAAAATGACTTGACTTTTTCTAAAATTTTAGTATATTTGTATAAACAAAATAGGAAAAATAACAAACAATATAAATTAAAAAAAAACAAAATGAGTAACGAAAAAGATGCATTAAGTGCTATGTTAGCACAGTACGAAACAAACAACAAACCTAAGGGTGAAAGCAAGACTTCTAATGTTTATGACTTGAAGAACTATTTCACAACTTACATTAAAGATGAGATTAAAACAGCGACTAAGACAATTAGAATACTACCTACTGCTGATGGTTCTTCACCTTTTGTTCAGTTCTATGGTCACAAGATTAAGGTTGATGGTGAAACTAAGACATTTCCATGTTTAAAGCATGAAAAGAATGAGCCATGTCCTTTCTGTGAAACACGTGAATTGTTGTATTCTACAGGTAAAGAAACAGACAAAGAATTAGCTAAGAACTACAACGCTAGATTGATGTACATCGTTAAGGTTATCGATAGAGATAACGAACAAGATGGTGTTAAGTTTTGGAGATTCGCACATGATTACCGTAAAGAGGGAATCTATGATAAAATCATCGGTGTATTGAACGCTATTAAAAAAGATGTTACACACCCAGAAACAGGTCGTGATTTAGTGTTAACAATTAACAGAAATCAAAACAATATACCTATTGTTTCAGCTGTTGCTTCTTTAGATGCTACTCCGTTATCTGAAGATGAAACAAAAAAGGCTGAATGGTTAGCTAACACGACAACATGGGATAAGGTTTACGCTGTTAAGAACTACAACTATTTAGAAATAATTGTTAAGGGTGGTATTCCAGTTTGGGATAAAGAAGCTAATTGTTATGTTGACAAAGCTTCTATTGCTAAGGCTGATGCTAACAAGACAATGGAAAGTGAATTGACTATTGGTGTTGAAACTGTTAAGAACAACATTGTTGCTTCTACAACACAATCAGAACCTGTAGTTCAAGACGAATCAGATGATTTACCGTTTTAAGGTTTAGTGTTTTATTCAAAATAAAAAGAAAGGTGAGGAATCGCCTTTTTTTTTACTAAAAAATTTAAATTATGAGTAAAAAACCAACTAAAAAAGACGGAGAAAGTTCTCCTATCGGTAAAAAACCGTTTGACAATAAAGAGTTTAAGAAAAATATGGGTCTTGGTTCTCAAATCGTTAAAGAGAAAGAATTGGCTTGGATTCCATTTAAAAAAGCGTTCCATGATGCAGTTGGCGTACCAGGCGTACCAAGAGGTTACACAACACAATTTAGAGGTTTTTCTGACGTTGGTAAATCAACTGGTATTTACGAAACACTTGCTGGTGCTCAAAAATTAGGTGATTATTGTATCATTATTGACACTGAGGGTTCATTTAATTGGGAACATGCTAAATTAGTTGGTTTTAATTTTGATGAAATTTATGATGAAGAAACTGGTGAGGTTATTGATTATGATGGACCAGACTTTATGTACTTTGGTGGACAAGATTTATTGTCATTATACCAAAATTACGATTATAAAGATTCTAAGATGAAAACTGAACCGCAAAGATTTGTTCCAGTTGTTGAAGACATCGCTCGTTTGATGAATGAAATCTTAGATAAACAAGCTAAAGGTGAATTCCCATACAACATCACATTCCTTTGGGATTCAATCGGTTCAATTGGTTGCTACCAAGGTGCTGTTTCAAACACCAATAACAATCAATGGACAGCTGGTGCTTTAAAGAGAGAATTCGAATCAATTCTTAACTACAGAATTCCAGCATCAAGAAGAGAATCTTCAAAATACATTAATACATTTGTGACGGTACAAAAAATTTGGTTAAGACCAAACGCTGTAGGTCAACCAACAATTATGCATAATGGTGGTGAGGGTTTTAAATATGGTGTACGTATGATTTTCCATATGGGTGGTAAATCAACATCTAGTGCTAAGAAATTAAGTGCTGTTAATGGTGGTAGAAGCTATCAATTTGGTGTCTTAACAGATATTGAATGTGTAAAGAACCACGTAAATGGTATCGAATTAATGGGTAGCATTTGCTCTACACCTCATGGTTTCTTAAATCCAGCGGATAAGAATAACTATGTTAAAGAAAAGAAAGATTTCATTAATGCTAAATTGAATACTGATTTCGAATCATTCGATGTTGATATTGATGATTTAGATGAAAACGCATACGAAAAAGATTAATTTATTAACCATTTAATTATTAAATGTGAATAAGAGACCACCACGTAATGGTGAAATTATAGAGAAAAAACAAAATACTCTTTTGGTTGACGGAAATGCCTTGTTTAAGCATGGTTTTTTCGGGGCCAAGAATCAATATAACCACCACGGTCAACACGTTGGTGGTTTATATTCCTTCTTAACAATACTACGAAAGATTCTAACCGAAGACTTATACCACAAGGTATATGTATTTTGGGATGGTAATCTTAGCGGTAAATTAAGATATGAAGTGTATGAACCATACAAAAGTGATAGAGGTAAAGACTTCATAAATGGTACCCACCCTGTTGACGAATCTGAATTACAACAAAGGATTGTAATTTGGGAATACTTAAACGAAATGTACATAAGACAACTTAAGCATGAAGTTGTTGAATCTGACGATTTCATAGCATACTATTGTCTTAATAAAAAAGAAAACGAAAACATAACGATTGTTTCTACTGATAGAGATTTTTGTCAGTTAATTTCCAATGACATAAGAATTTATTTTCTAGATTTGAAGGTTTATGTTGACGCATCGAATTTTTCTTCGTATTTTTGCTTTAATCAATCAAACTCCTTATTGGTTAAAATCATCAACGGTGATGTTTCCGATTCAATCAAAGGTATTCAAGGGGTTGGTGAAAAAAAATTGGTTACCTTATTTCCAGAGTTAAAAGAAAGGGAAGTAACTATCAACGAACTAATAGATTTAGCGAAGTTAAAACAAGCAGAACGTATAAGTTCTAAAAAGAAGCCTATTAAGGTGCTAGACAATATTATTAACCGAACAACCATTGGTGTTCAAAAAGAAAAGATTTATGAAATAAACGAAATTCTAATCAATTTAAAAAAACCGCTTATCACTGAAGATGCTATTGATGAGTTAAATGAATTAATGAATGGTTCATTAAACGATACCAATAGAGATTTAAAGAATGTTCTTAAGATGATGGAAAGAGATGGTCTAGACAAAATAATAGGTGAGAATAGATACCCAGATTATCTGATTCCATTTAAAAAACTAATAACAAGAGAATAATAAAAATTAATTATGAGCACAAACACTGAAGTTGTTTCTAAGACAGAAACTAAAAAATTTGATGAATTACCTTATGAATTCATTCTATATATCAACAATAAAATCATTTGCCAACGTTTCTTCAACATAAGAGATTATAATGAAGAGTCAACAAATTCTTTAGAGATTAAAGAAATGATTGATTCTATTTGCGGAATTAATAATGGCCAGTTTGGTGAGATGGGCATCCTACCAAAGTTCCTTAAGGATAAAACCGTGGATTACTTATGGAATAACTACAATCCATATTCTGATACTCAACCTCAAGAAGTTAGAATACCTAACGATAAGTCAGATGACTTCCAATTCGAGGTTAGGGTTAACAAAAAGACCATCGCTAAGTCTATCTTTAGTGGTAATTTTTTCCCACCAAAGGTAAGATATGCAGTAGATATCAAAGAAATAATTCCTTCCATAATGTCTGAAATTAGGTATTATTTAAGTCAAGAAAATTATAACAAGGCAACTGTTTAAGATATTTAAAATAGATGATTAAAATAAATAAAAACGATTTATCTTATTTGGGTATTGATTATCAGAATAGATTATTAGCACAAGTCCTTACTGATAGGAAGTTTGCTAACTCTATTATTGATATCTTGGACCCAAACTATTTTGAGGACCCTTACTTACGTGTTATGGTTGCGACCCTTAAGGAAGCTAAGCTTAAAGATGATATTGTTCCAGATATTGGCAGTATAGAATTTAGGTTATTAGAAGATGTTAAGGATGAGATTCAACAAAAATACGTAATTAAGACCTTAAGCAAGATTAAAGAGGTAGATTTATATGACTCTTTAAAGGTTCAGGATATTGCAATGAAATTTTGCAAGCATCAAGAACTAAAAAAATCAATTAAACAAATCCAAAACATAATCGACAAAGGTGATATAGAAAACTATGACCAATCCGAAACGATTCTTAGGAAAGCATTAGAACATGGTGATGTTAACGATGATGGTATGGATGTATTTGATAACATAAATGAAGTTCTAATAGATGACTTTAGAAAACCTATTAGAACTGGAATCGGTGGTCTTGATGAAAAGATGAACGGTGGTTTATCTAAGGGTGAACTGGCAATCATTTTAGCACCATTTGGTGTTGGAAAAGCTTTACCTAATTCAAATATAATTTACACACCAGAAGGTTACAAATTAATGGGTGATATAAAAGTTAATGATAAAGTATTTGGTAGAAACGGTAAAGAAACTAATGTTATTGGTGTTTACCCACAAGGTAATAGACCAATTTTTAAGATTAGTTTTAATGATGGTACTTTTACTTTTTGTGATGAAGAACATTTGTGGTCAGTTAATAGTATAAACCAACGAAATCGTTCATCGTGGAAAGATGGGAAAAGAATTAAATTAGAACCAGATAATTCATTTAAAGTTATTAAAACATCAGATTTAATTAACAAACTAACTTTTGGAAGTAAAAAATCGTTAAATTTTAAGATACCAATGGTAGAACCAGTTGAATTTAATGAAAGAGAATTACCAATAAATCCATATGTTTTGGGTGTTATGTTAGGTGATGGTTATATGAAATCATCTAGATTTACAACTAAAGATATTGAAATAGCTGATGAAGTTAGTCGAACTAATTCTGTAAATATTTCAATTAAAGAAAAGTGTAGAGATATTGATAAAAGTAATATTTTAGTTCAAGAGTGTTTATTTGATGTTTGTATTTATGGGATTACTGATAAATTAAAATCTTTGGGTTTATATGATAAAAAATCTGATACTAAATTTATTCCAAGTCAATATCTTTATAATTCGATAGAGAATAGGCTTGAACTTCTTAGGGGTTTATTAGATACTGATGGTAATGTTAGAAAAAATGGTGGTATTGAATATGTCAGCACATCAAAAGAATTAATTGAAAATGTTAGATGGTTAGTTTTATCATTAGGTGGTTTTTGTAAATTATCTAGTAAATTTCCAACATATACTTATAAAGGTATTAAAAAAACTGGTAAAAAAGCTTACAAATTAACAATATCTTTCCCAGAAAAAAATAAAATAATTCCTTTCAAATTAAGTAGAAAAAATGATAGAGTAGTTAATAGACTTAAATATGAAAATAATAAATTTATAAAATCAATAGAATACTCACATGATGAAGAAGCTACGTGTATAATGGTTGATAATGATGAACATTTATTTGTTACTGATGATTTTATTGTTACACATAACACAACAATGATTACCAAGATTGCTAACACAGCAGTTAACGATGGTTACAACGTTTTACAGATATTTTTTGAGGATAATCCAAAGGTCATTCAAAGAAAGCACCTATCTTGTTGGACTGGTATTGAATTAAATTCTTTATCCGAGCATAAAGAGGAATTAATTAATTTGTGTGAAAGCAAAAAGGATAAAAAAACCAATAGGGGTGTTTTAAAGCTTAAAAAGTTTTCTAGTGATGGTACAACCATGCCAATGATTAGACAATACGTCAGAAAGAAGATTTCAGAGGGTTTTAGACCAGATATCGTTTTATTAGACTATATTGATTGTGTTGTACCATCTAAGCACTATGAAGATGTTAATGCTGGTGAAGGTAGCGTAATGCGACAATTTGAAGCTATGTTAGCTGAATTAGACATAGCAGGTTGGACAGCAGTACAAGGCAATAGAAGTTCAATCAAGGCCAGCGTTGTTGAATCTGACCAAATGGGTGGTTCTATTAAGAAGGGTCAAATCGGCCACTTTATTGTTTCAATCGCTAGAACCATAGACCAAAAAAATGCTGGCACCGCAACCATGGCTATTCTTAAGTCAAGATTTGGTTCAGATGGTATTATATTTGAAGATATTACGTTTAATAATGCTACGATGCAGATAGATATGACTGTCAGTAAGGAATACAAATCACTCGTTCACCACAAAGAAGAAAAATTGGTTGAACAACAACAATATATAACAACATTATTTGATGCTGGTAAGCAGAAAAGAGAAACAGGAGATATTTAATATTATGTACTTAAAAGATAAAACACTAAAAAAAAGATACTCAATTTTCCCAATCATTCATAATGATTTGTGGCAAATGTATAAGAAAGCTGAGTCTCAGACTTGGGTAGCTGAAGAAACAGACTTAAGCAAAGATAAGTTCGATGAACTTAAAGATAACGAAAAACTATACCTAAAGAATATCCTAGCATTTTTTGCTATTTCTGATGGCTTGGTTATCGATAATTTAGCAACCAATTTTTTAAATGAGGTTGAAATCTTAGAAGCTCAGTATTTTTACGGGCACCAAACATTTATCGAACAAGTTCACGCTAATGGTTATTCTTTACTAATAGACACTTTCGTAAAGAATTTATTTGAAAAAGACGAATTATTCAATTCAATGGAAACCAACAAGGCCGTTAATAAAAAGGCTGAATGGAGTGAAAAATGGATTTCGCACCCTTCATTTGCACACAGATTAATAGCATTTGCTTGTGTTGAGGGTATAGCCTTTTCTAGCGTGTTTTCAGGTGTATTCTGGTTTAGAAGCAGAAATAAAATGCCTGGCTTGGCGGCTATGAATGAGTTAATCCTAAGAGATGAAACCTTCCATTATGAATTTGCTTTAAATTTGTACAATAACTACTTAAAGGACGAATACAAATTGAGCAATGAAGAAATTAGAAAAATAATTCTAAGTTGTTATGAAGTTGAGAAGGTTTTTGTTGAAGAAAGTATGCCAGATGGTTTACAAGGCTTAACAAAGGATGACATGGTTAAATATGTTCAATATGTTACTGATATTGTATTGAATGATTTCGGTTGTGAGGTAGAGTTTAATATAAGCAATCCATTGGAATACATGTCAAGAATAGGTTTATCATCTAAGAATAACTTTTTTGAAAAGAGAGAAGGTGAATACACTAGAATTGATATCCCTAAGACTATGGATGGAGTTTTTGATGAAGAATTTTAATAAGATATGAGAATTTTAAAAAGAGATAAAACAACGCAGGCTTTTATGCCTAACAAAATCCTAAGTAGGATTAAAACGCAAGCTAATGGATTAAAGGTGGATTCAGATTCATTATTCCAAGAAGTAGTTCCGCTAATAAGTGATAACATTACAACCACTGAGATTGATGAAATCATAGCTTTTAAAGCTGCTGATAAGATTATTCAACACCCAGATTATTCATTGTTAGGTGGTAGAATTCTATTGAGCCGTCAATCTAAATTGATTGGCAAAGAATTACAGCTAGTAGATATGACTTATGACTTTTTTGCTGCAACTACTTTCTTGACAAAATATTCAATGAAAGACGAGTTCAAAACACCTGTAGAATTACCTTCATGCATGTATCTAAGAGTTGCAAATTATTTGTTTGGTGAAGATGAAGTAAATAAAAACGAATTATTAGAAGAGCTAACTAATAAAAGAGGTAACTTTGCCACACCAACATATACAAATGCTGGTATCGATAAAAGAGGTGGTATGATTAGCTGTAACTTAACTCATTTAGAGGAGGATTCTTTTGAAGGTATTGAAAATACGCTTACTAAGATTTCATCTGCATCAAAAGAAGGTTCTGGTATCGGTTTATTAATCGACCCATTAAGAAGCAAGGATAGCTTAGTAGAATCATTCCAAGGTAATGCTGGTGGTGTTATTAGATTAGCGGATATGGTTCAATCTAAGATGCGTTTTTACAAGCAGGGTTCACGTTCTGGTAGTTGCGCATTGTACTTATCATTATGGCATAGAGATATCTTTGATTTCTTAGAGTTAACTCTACCGATTGGTGATGAACAAATGAGAACTCGTGATTTATTTACTTCGGTTGTTGTAAATGACTTATTCATGGAGAAATTAGAAAAAGGTGAAGACTGGTATTTGTTTTGCCCAAATGACATTAAGAAAGCTGGGTTAAGACCACTATATAATTTATTCGGTGAAGAATTTAACATTGAGTATCAAAAAGCTGTTGATTTAGGGTTAGGTAAGAAGGTTGACCCTAAGGATATCTTTGATATGGTTATCAAATCACAAGTTGAAAGTGGTAGACCATACGTTATGTTCAAGGACAACGCTAATAAGCGTAACATGCAAAAAAACATAGGCTTGATTAAACAATCTAACTTATGTATTGAAGTTATGCAAGCATCTAAGCCAACTTATACACCGCAATGTACCCTAGCTTCGGTTAATTTAGCAGAGCATTCAACACTAGAATCAATTACTAAGACAACTAAGATTTTAGTTAAGAGCTTAAATAAGGTGATTGATAAAAACAAATGGTCTGATGAATGGAGTGAAAATGCTGGTCTTCATCAAAGAGCCCTAGCAATAGGTGTTGCTGGATTAGCTGATTTCTTTGCTAAAAAAAAGATATCTTTCGAAAGCGAAGAAGCTAAGCAATGGAACAAGGATATCTTTGAAACAATGTACAAAGCAGCTGTTGAGGAATCAATGAGACTAGCGGTAGAAAACAAAGTTAATTACCCTAGTTGGGCAGGTAGTCCTTATTCAAAAGGTGAAACTTATATTGAGGGATGGTCACCATTGCCTGAGGGTCAACCAATTCCTATGTACAATAGTCTTTTATTAGGCTTGATGCCAACAGCTTCATCGGCAATCTTATTAAGCGTATTTGAATCATTTGAACCAGCAACAGCTAATTTATTTAGTAGAAGAGTAGGTCAAGGTGAATTCTTAGTTGTAAACAAATACTTGGTTAACGAGTTAATTGAAAATGAACTATGGAATTCTGAAATGGTTGATAAGGTATTAAGAAACAAGGGAAGTATCCAAAATATAGTTGAAATACCTGAGGATATAAGATATAGATATAAAGATGTTTGGGAAATACCGCAAAGAGTGCTACTTGATTTAGCCATTATCAGAAACAAGTACGTTGACCAATCACAATCGTTAAACGTATATCATTCTGATGCTAAGTATGCTAAGATAGCCAGTGCTTTAATGTATGCTTGGAAGGGTGGTTTAAAAACTGGGGTTTATTACACCAGGACAAAATCAAAGTTAGATGCAAATGCAAAGCTAGCTTCCAGCCAAGTAAACGTGATTAAAAAGCCAAAGGATAGCCAATTTGAATGTTTTGGTTGTTCAAGTTAACAAAAAGGGTCTCAATTGAGACCTTTTTTTATTTAGGTATTTACTTAAAAAAATAGATTAGTATTATATTTATCAATAAAAATATAATGGCATCTAAATACATAAACATACACTATCCGTTCAAAGATAGTAATGAGGGTTTTTTTCTAGATTTAAATTCTGATGATAATTCGGCCATCAAAAGCGATTTGATGCACTTAATCTTAACTAGAAAGGGACAAAGATTGTATAACCCAGATTTTGGTACTAATCTATTACAATTTATCTTCGAACCAAATGACAACATAACTCTTGTTCAAATAAAAGAGGAAATAACAACCGTTGTTAAAAAGTACTTACCAAAACTACAAATAAATAATATAAGTGTGGACCCATCTGAAGATAGCGAATATGCAGCTGTCGTTAGAATTGATTACACAATAACTGATGATGTCTTCACAACAACAGACTTCGTAATAATTAACATTTAATATGGCAAATACAGGTATAAATTATTCATCAAGAAACTTTGCTGATATAAGAGCTGAGTTAATAAACATGGTTAGACAATATTATCCAGACATCTTTAATGACTTTAATGACGCATCGGTTGGTATGATGTTATTAGAATTAAATGCGGCTGTTGGTGATATGTTATCTTTTAACACTGATAAGATGTTTCAAGAGACACAAATTGACTATGCACAAGAAAGAAGTTCTGTATTAGCGATGGCAAGAACCTTTGGTTTAAATATACCAGGAAAAAAGCCAAGTATAACAATTGTTGATTTTTCAGTTATTGTCCCACCAAATGGTGATACATTTGATATTTCTTACGCACCTTTAATCCTAGCTGGTGCACAAGTAACAGGTGCTGGTAAGGTTTTTGAAACAACAGCAGATATTGATTTCACAAGTCCATTTACGGTAGGTGGAATCCCTAATAGATTGGTGATACCAAATTTCGATACTAATGGTAATTTAGTTAACTATACGTTAACCAAAAGAGAAATTGTTTTAAACGGCTTCACAAAGGTTTTTAAAAGAATAATCAACCCAACCGATGTTAGACCATTTTTAGAAGTTGTTTTACCAGATAATAATGTTTTATCGATTGATTCCATTATTTCATTAGAAGGTACAGATTATGTAAAAGAACCATCACCAACACAATTTTTAGACCTATCTAAAAAATGGTTTCAAATGAGTGCATTAGCTGAAAGCGAAGTCTTTATTGAAGATAACTCAAAGGTTAGTGACAACGCAAGTATAAGACCAGGAAAATGGATTACAACAACAAAAAAATTCATAACAGAATATACCAATCTTGGTTTTACTAAGATAATATTTGGTGGTGGTAGCCAAGATACTAGTAGTTTATCTGATTTTGATTCAAACCAAGCCCTTGTTAATCAAATCGGTGACTTTGTTAATAACATGTCACTTGGTGAAACACCTACAGCTAATACTACTATGTTTATTAAGTATAGAGTGGGTGGCGGTTCTGACACCAACGTTGGTCCTAACGTATTAACTACTGTGGGTATCGTAAATATGCTTGTTAACGGTTCAAACCAAACAATTAATAACGCTGTTAAATCATCATTAAAGGTTAATAACTTATTCCCAGCATTAGGTGGTAAGGATGTACCTAGCATCAACGAAATTAGAAACTTAGTTAGATATAATTTTTCATCACAAAACAGAGCAGTTACAATCAAGGATTACCAATCAAGAATTGCATTAATGCCTGGTACGTATGGTGTTCCATTTAGATGTGGTGTATTTGAGGAGCAAAATAAAGTTAAGGCGTATATCTTAGGGTTAGATGCTGAATCAAAATTAACCAATTCATCGACAAGTACACTAAAAGATAATATTTCAACGTATTTAGCTGATTATAGAATGTTAAATGACTATGTTGAGATAACAGATGGTAAGATAATTAATATTGCATTTGAAATTGATTTATTTGTTGATAAAAAATTACCAAATTCACAAATTATAAGTGAGGTTATTACAAATACTCAAAACTTTATTGATATAAATAAATACGAGATGGGTGATAACATATACTTATCTCCTTTGATTGAAACAATAAACAATGTTGGTGGTGTATTAAACGTAATTGACTTAAGAGTATACAATAAGGTTGGTGAAGGAAAATACAGTGTAAATGAAATACAACAACCTTACATAGACGATATAACAAGACAAATAGATATTTCACAAGATTATACATTATTTGGTGACCCAGTAAGTATGTTTGAGTGTAAGTACCCATCAATAGATATAAAAGTTAGAGTTAAATAATATGAGTTGTAATTGTAAGAATGGTGGCAGTATGGATACGCTGCTAGATAATAAAACAGAAGAAGTTTCAGTACGTAGAAAAATAATAAAATATACATTAAAAACACTAGCGTTTATACTTATGCTAGTTTTATTACCAATATTGAATCTTTATATAATTTGGATTATGTTTAAGATGGTAGTCATGAATAAAAACATAGATATAAAACCATTATTAATGGCTATCGGTGAAAAATTTATGATTAAAGATGATGACGATGATGATGATGACTTTAATGAAGACGATGAATTGGTCATGATGGATGTTGAAGACATAACAAAAAAAAGCAATTAAGATAAATGTCAAAAAGTATAAGAATAAGGACCACACCAAACGGTGGTGATAAATATTTAAAGGTTAACTTAGAACAAGATTTTGATTTTGTAGAAATACTTTCATTAAAATTAACACAAGAAGAAGTATATAGAAATTTCTGTGCTGATTATGGTGTTGTTGTTGGTAGAGTTATCGTAAATAGTGGCTTCGGGGTTCCAAATGCCAAGGTAAGTATCTTTATACCTATTGATGATATTGATAATAGCAATCCTTCAATAAAGGGTCTTTATCCATATGAAACGGTAACTGATAAAAATTCTGACGGGGTTAGATATAACCTATTACCAGATTCGAACGAAAGCGATAATGAATGCTACACACCAATAGGTTCTTTTCCAAGTAAAAGAAAAGTTTTAGATAATTCTGAAATGCTAGATTTGTATTGTAAATATTATAAATTTACAACTACAACAAATAATGCTGGTGACTTTATGATGTTTGGTGTACCACTTGGTACTTATACCGTACATGTTGATGTTGATATCTCAGATATTGGTATTATATCACAAAGACCATATGATTTAATAAGACAAGGTGCACCACTTAAGCTATTTGATTCACCAACAAAGTTTAAGGGTGGTACAAATCTGGATAAGCTACCACAAGTAAAAACAGTTAACGCTGGTGTTAATGTACAACCTTTTTGGGGTGACATGGATACTTGTCAGATTGGTATATCAAGAGTAGATTTTGATTTAAACTACACACTAACACCAGCTGCTATTTTTATGGGTAGCATATACGGTGACCAAGAAAAACATAGCATAAATAAAAATTGTAGACCAAGAATTAAGCTTGGTGAGATGTGTGAACAAGTTGCAGGTGTTGGTACCATTAATATGATTAGAAAAACAGTTGATGATACAATTGAAGAATTTGATGTTGATGGTGGTCAATTGATTGATGAGGATGGAACATGGGCCTATCAAGTACCTATGAATCTAGACTATGTGGTTACGGATGAAGCAGGCAATTTAATTCCATCGGATGACCCAAATGTAGGTATACCTACAAGAGCTAGTGTTAGGTTTAAGATAGGTATGTACGATAACGGAGGTGAAGGCAGACTTAGAACCAGAGCCAAATACTTAGTTCCTAATAATCCAAATTCAACATCTGAGATTGACTATGATTTTGGTGAAAAAACCAAACAAACAAGTTTCAAGGATTTATATTGGAATAAGATTTATACAGTTTCTAATTTTATAGCCAGATACCAAAAAGATTCTGACCCTAAAAATAGAAATATGATTGGTATGAAAAATGTTGATAATTGTGCTGGTGATAAAACACCATTCCCATACAATAGAACAAACACAGTTACCAATCCTATATTCTTTATTATTTGTACTATAATAAAGATTATTGCGTTTTTGATTTATTTTATGAATAGTACTATCATACCATTAATAAACGTAATAGTCAAATTGGTTAATCTTATTATTGACGTTTTAAATACAATACTTAATGGTATAAGTAATTTAGTAACCATTACAACACCAACCTTAGAAAAACTAGAATTAATACCTTGTTTAACTGTTAGATGTCCTTCTGATGATGGTGGTTATTATGCTCCAGGCTGTAGCTCTGATAACATAATTGATAGTGGTAGTGCTTATGATGCATCAATGAGTGGTACCACACCAGCAAATTTTACTTGTGATAATAGACCTGATTGTTTAACAGTTGGTTTAGACGATTGTATGGCATTAGAAATGGCTAAGTCTCTTAATATTTTCCAATTTGATTTTTATAATGATTGGGTAAATGGTACACTTTATGGTTTTCTTTTAAAATATAAGAAAAAACGTAAGGGTAGAGAAAAGTTTTGCGAATATGATTGTCAAGATTTTACAACATATTCAAATTATTCTGGTGTTGATGGGAATGAAAATGGAAACCCAGATAATAGTTGTTATGAAAGCGTATTATTAGACACATGTTTTAATGATAATGTATTATTTGGCAATGCTCAATTATCCACAAATGAAAGTAATAAAATTAAAGAAGGTTTAATAAAAAAATACGATGATGAATTTTATTATGCGGCAACAACACATGATATAAGATTTAAGTTGTATGCAACAGATATAATTTGTTTAGGTTCAATTTTTAATAAAGATTGGCAAGGTGTTCCAAAGATTCAACAATACTTAACACCAACATCTTATAAAATACCATCAGAAGTTGGTGAATATTTGGATAACGGGTCAACTCTTTCTAGTTGTGGTATGGTTAATCCAGCTGGTGGTAACGGTGTGTTTTTTTCTATTAATTGTTTAGGTGTACACATGAACGAAGCTCAATGTTTAAATATAAGACATATTTGTGAAATGGGTGTTGATATTGATGAAGCAATTGAAGACCCTATTACAGGTGCTATTACAAAACCAGCTGATTGTGTGATTGGTGAAAATGAAATAAGTGATATAAATAAAGATGTTAGAAGTATTTTCTTATCATTAAATGCGGATACAAGCTTAGGTTATCAAAATATAAGCAGTAGTTTTAATTTAAAAAATATAGGTAATTATGATTTTGCATCAACAGGAAATAATGATAATGGTGAAGATTATATAAACTTTAGAGGGTATGCTAATTCAACTAGTTATTCTCAACCAAAACACTCATTTTTTATGTATTTTGGTTTATTGCCTGGTAAAACATCATTGGATAAAATGAATGAAAGGTTTTTCAGTGTTTGTAATCCAAAAATAAAAAATGATTTAATAGTAGAAACTTCATCGATATCAAATGGTTTTAACAATTATTCTATAACTTTTAAGTTTACTAATGGTTTTCCAAAATATAGTTATAAGGTATATGGTCCAAATAATTATTATTTAGAAGGATATGTGACCTCTTCACCTTATGAAGTGACAATAACTGGTTTAAATATTGGTATATATATAATAATTTGTGAAGATTTGGTTGGTAACAAAACTACAAAATTTATAAACGTTTAACATGAGTACAAATAGACTACAAAAAATACTTAATTCAGAGACATCTAAGCTTAATGTTAATACAGATACTTTATTAAAAATAAACATTGATGGTAAAGAAAAATTATTACCACCAGATGAAATCATTAAGATAGTAAACGTTGGTGATGTTTTTAATAATGAAAGACAAAAAAGCCCTTATTATAGAATAACTGGGTCAATAAATTCAAGTGTGTCAAATCCATTATTTAATTTAGATGATTCTAACATCTTAGATTTATACACTTGGAAAGGTTTTAATTATTATAATCCTAACACATTAGATTATAGATTTGACGATAGAATATACCCAAAAAATATAAATGTTTATTTAAAAGAAAATGATGGATGGTTTGGATATTATACACCAGAATTAACTCAAACTGGTTTAAATAAATTTTACGATATGGAACCTAAAAGAACAAGATTTTCTTTTGAATTAGACACAAAAGCATATAATGATTCTACTCTAAAAAAAGTTAAAAACTGGAACTTAACAATAACTTATCCTCATTCATCAGATAAGACACACAATATGGTGAATAATGGATTGTTAATAGTTGAAGCGAAACCAGCTGTTGTGGCGACAAGAACAATGGTTGCTTTTTCTATGGCATGTTACCATAACTTAATAATAGGTGATACGGTTAAGATAACTGGAACCACTGGATATGATGGTGAACATGTTGTTGTTAGGACAGGCTTAGATGATGGTTCTTTAAAGGAGTATTATTTTGTTGTTGATTTACCACCAACAGGTTTAATTTCTGGTTTATCAAGAATAAAAAAAGTGGTTGATGGGATTGAATCCGAGTATTACTTTAGGTTATTTAAAAAAATAAAAACAAGAAACTATGAAATGATTGAAAATGATGATTACGAATCGTATAAGTTATCTTTCAGTCAAAATGTTTTTAATGATGTAATAACACAATTTGTTTTTAACGAAGATATTGATATTAGCGATTTGAAAGATAATCTAAATAGACCACTAACACAGATTTATTTATCAATAATAAAAACAGATAGTAATAATTTATTTACTAATGTTTCAGCTGGTATTGAAACCCCTTTTATTCCTGAATTAAATAAAAGCGGTTCAATACCTTATTTATTAGATATACCAGCTATTAATAAGATACATAATGGTGTTGCTAACGGTACACCATTTATTCCGCACAATCCATTAACACAAGATGTCAACATAAATGATGATTTATTTTATGGTGATTTAGTAGAGTATAATGAAAGACAAGTTAAAGAAACAACACTAGCTGAAGTATCGCATAGATTTAATACTATTAATAGAGAGACTTCTCCTTCGATTACATTTTATGTTTCGAATACTGAACAGAAAACAACAAATTTAGGTCCAAGACAAGAGGGTTATTTTTATAAAGCACATCATTTGATTAAAATAAGAGAATTCTCCGATTATATTGAACAAGGTGACCAATACACTGTAGGTATACCAGATTATGCTGTTAATTTAGGTGGTGATAGATATTTATGGAGAGATTTATTAGAAATTGGTGCTAATCAATCTAACGACAAAGCATTAGATTATCCATTTTTAAACGGATGTCATTATCTTTACAATAATTATTGTTTTAATGTAAGGAGACAAGACCCTTTTAATATTTGGAATTTATATTATTATGATTTTCCAGCAGACCCATTAGGTGTTAGAGTGACCGATAACTTTTTATTTAATAGTAGCGAAGATGTTTGTTAATAGTATTAAGGTAAATATATCAAATATGGCTAGTGGTACAACAGCCACAACCATAAACATTCCAATTAGTATGGAATATCAAATGGTTGACCAATCTGAATTGGTTAATCGTGTATTTGTAGATGTTGAAACAGAGAAAGCAATTAATACAATAGTTGACTATGAAAAAGTTAGATTTTCACCAATAACATCAAATAATAAACCTGTTTATGAAATTATTTATTCTTTAGACTTGAACGGTTCAACAACTTATGGTTCTATTGGTTTTACAGATGATGATATTAAATTTAGAAAAGAAACATTTAAACAAACGTTTTTAAGCTTAGATTTTTACGATACAGATAACCCATTAACACAAAATTTAGTATCAAATATAACTTTATTTTCTGAAATAAATCAAAGTGATTTAATTTCATCTAATTCTAATAGTTCTATCGGTCAAACAAAACCAGCTAATCAAATACCATTAAATTTTGTATTAACAACTGAATTATTTAACCAAAATAGATTCACTGAGGGTTTTTATCTATATGATTATAAAGATGAGCAACCAGTAAATCAATACAAATTTCTTTATATGAGAGCAAGCTTTAAAAACGCTAAGACTGGTAAGAGCACTAATCTAATGGTAAAGAACGCAGCGTTACCTATAGATAGTTTAGTGCATGAATTATATACTAAATTTAAGTTAATTAAAAAAAATAATGGTTATTTCTATACCATAGATAGTAGATATCATGGTAATCTATCAAATAGCGGACAATTTAATAATGTTTTTCAAGCAACAAATAAGGTTTTGGTTAATTTATATGAAATAAGAGCAATATAATGGAGACAATTAAATATAAAATATTACTAGAAGATAGTATTGATAGAACTGATAGCTCTAATTGGGGTCAATTAACTGCTACCACATTCTTTTTAAAGGTGTTTTTATCACAAAATATTGATGATATGGGTATCTTTACAGATATTTCTTATATTTCTGGTAACACATCATCTAGTTCTAATATTGATTATACAATTTTAACTAATAAATTGACCAGTATAGGACTTAAATTTCCATTTATGACTGGTGCGACAGCTTTTAATATAACTGGTGACACTGAAACTGATAAATTAACTATAAGATTCATTGACAAACAAGCATCTGACTATTATAATTACGGTAATTTAGTAATAACTGGTGAGACTAATAGTAAAATTGAAGAACTTAAGTCATATAACAACTTAAAAAAGTATATACCTGGGTTTGAGATGATAAAAGAAGACTATCTTAACTACAAAAACGAAAGTATTAGTGGTGTAAGTATGGTTGTTTCAGTTGGGGAACCTAATGTATATGCTTTTGATGCTATAAATGATATAAAAATAGGTACTGATTCTCAATCTGGTGGTATTGCATATAAAGATTATACTGGTATAACAAATACCTTTATTATAGATGGTGTTAGATATACTATACCAGTAACAAGATTAAACTTTAAAGGTCAGGGTAGAAATGAAACTAATGTATCATTATCGGCACTAACAAAAGAAGAATATTTATTTGGAATAATTTCTCCACCAGAAGTTAAAAATGATGTATTTATAGACAGAGGTGTTACATCTGTATTAGAAATGCATTTAAGATTGTCAGAAATTAAAAACTTAGGTCAATTAACAAGATATGGTAATGGGATGTATAACATAACAAAACAATAAAAAAACAAAAAGTATAATATGAGAAAAGAATTTACAAACGTTGAAATACTAATTGTTGATAAAAGAAATAACAATATTATTAAAAAATAAATATTATGAGTCAAGGAACATATGGTGTAGTAAGACCAGCGGATATATCACCCGATGATGTAGAAATTTTTTATCACTACTCTCCATCAAGAGATAGTATTGGCAATACAAGTTTAATTAAATTAAACCCTAGTGAAGTCTTATTTAAGATAGATAACCCTAATAAAACACAATCAAACATCACAGGATTTGAAGTATTTGGTGGTATGTATACGTTAAAATTACCTGTCGCTAATTTTGGTGCCAAGGGTTTTTATAGTATCATAATAAAGCCAGTAGAAATAAGAACAAAGATAGTCGATGTTGGTGTTTTATCAGCATACCCAGATACAATTGGTGTTTTATTCGATTTATCAGCAGTTCCTCAAAATTTTTTAACAAAGTTTGAAAACAATGGATTGGTTGGTTACAGAATTGAATACTTAAACCCTAATCAATCGGTAGCTGATGTTAAGATAAATAATTTTTTCAGGGTAATCACATCAAACAATAGAGCTGAGCCAGTAAATCAAAACTTAACAAATTCTAACCAAAAAGCAATTCGTTATAGATTCAATGATAACTCAACACTTACGTTTTGTACCTTATCACCTTCATCGGCTTCAAATGTTAAGCCGAATGCGTTGCCTTTTATTGGCCAACCAAACCAACAAGTAATAATAACCAATACGTTTTTTAACCCAATAATGCTTGAGGTTGAAATGGTTGATTATGATATTGAAACACTTGCATACGGTTTATTTGGTAATCAAAGTAAATCACTTGAAGATGGTATTTATACTATCTATAACTTTAATAACGACATATACAAGCAATACAACTTATACGAAATTAAAGATAGGTTTACTGGTAAGCCTTTATTTGAAGTTAGAGAAGAAAGAACTAGCATTGATTTTAATAAATCATTTACTAACGTAACAACAATCTAAAATATAAAATGAGTGGAAGAATTAAAGTTTTAGGTTATTCTCAAGCTATAAAATATACTGATGGAATTGAATATAGAAACTTCAGTCCAGATTTGGTTGGTTTACAATTAGCTAGTAATGGTGGTACCCCATTATTTACTATGGGTAACTTTTCTATTACAACTAACTTAGACCCTAAGCTTAATAAGACTTATATTAGCCCTAAGTTTTCGGAGTTTCTTACATTATCTGATTTAAATGTTTCTGAATCATTAAACCAACAATTATTAGCTGATAATGCTACCGTATTACTCAATTTAGACAAAACCAATTTAAATTATTATGCTTTATTTGGTTCTTTAACAGAATATGTTAGGGTTTCTCTTGAGGATATCATCATGAAATGGCCAGCATCGTTATACTTGTCTCCAGTGGCTCAATCATCAACGGGACAATTACTAAACGGATACACATTTGATGATTATACTTATGATTCTTTAAATGATGTATCTTCATTTAAGGTTGATACTAATTTTATTATAAATAATTTTGAAATAAATTATTTAGAAAATGGTTCAATAATCGATACATTCAATTCAACAAATGATTTAAGAAACTTAACTATAAACTACCAATCATATGTGATATATTACAATAATATTGAATATCCTGTTTTAGATTTTACAGCTGCGACAACAAATATAAATGATTATATTTATTTAGTTGTGCAGGGTAACCCATTTTCTAGCTTTGGTACAAATGGTAAGATTAGTTATCATATTAAGCCAGAAAAAATACTAACGGATGTGTTCTTCAATAGTCTTCCAGACTTAGAATATTACTTATTAAGTAGAGATATAACTCCAATATATACAGCAGCTTTTAAATATCCGATTAAGTCGGATAGTGGTCTTATTGTTTATGTAACTGATACGGTTACGTGGCCAGTTTCTGATGGATATAACATAGATTTCAGTACAACTAATTACGTTGATTATGCTACCAAATTATTAGATATAGCAAACAAGAATGACTTATCTAATAGTAATCTGATGAATAGATTCTTGGTTTCAGAATCAATAACTTCATTTGATACAACACCTGTTTTTCTTTCTGACTTGGATAAAGATACAACTGGTCAAAAAGTAAACAAAACGCTTCAGATTTATGGTCGTGCTTTTGATGAAATAAACAATTTTATTTCAGGGATTGCTTTTGCTAATGTCGTTACATATAATAAGCAAGATAACACACCAGACATATATTTAAAAAATCTAGCAAGAGTTCTAGGTTGGGAGTTGGTATCATCGGTATTAGAAAACAATCTATTAGCAAATTATGTTTCAAACAAACCATCTACTTATTCTGGTCAATCAGTAGGTCTTACACCTGTAGAAGCTGATGTTGAATTATGGAGAAGATTAATCCTAAATTCTCCATGGTTATGGAAATCTAAAGGTACTAGAAAATCAATAGAATTTTTACTTAAGTTTATTGGTGCACCATTAGGATTGGTTAATTTTAATGAGTATATTTATAAAGCCGATAAACCAATCGATGTCGCATTATTTCAAGAAGTTTTAGAATTAAATGGCTTGGATACTGATATAACAAATTATCCAATTGATTCAGATGGTTATCCAAACCCATTGGCAGATACACAAAACATGTATTTCCAAAACTACGGTCTTTGGTATAGACAAACTGGTGGCTCTGGTTCAACAATTGATATATTAACTGGTAACAACCCACACGTTGGCCCATATGACGGTGGTTACAAATATATAAACCAATTCACAAATTTAATACCTAACTTTTCAGCGGTAACAATAACATCTCAAACAATAACAACAACCTATGATAATCTATATACAAATTATGCGTTAGGTAAGTTTGATGATTGGGTTACAACAGCTACTACAATTAATACGGTGGATGTATTAAACGATGATGGTGTTGATATAAGTAAATGTATTGTTTTTGAACAATACGTTGATATTGACCCTAATAAAACTTTGGTTTATAATAATTGCGGATGTGAAGTAACATCATCAGATAATATTTTAAACTTAACAATAAAACAAAAGGATATCCAAACACCAGATACTAGTATTTGCGGTAGTGATTTAGCTGATGTACCATACGATGATACAACAGATGGTTTATATGTGTTTTCAAGATATCAATATAATCAAGATGGAACAGTATATTCAGATGCATCATCAAATCCAATACTAATACAAAGCAATTACACAACAAAACAATGTTGTTCAAGCATAGGTGGTGTACCAAGTTATTTTGAAGATATACAATTTAGACCAAATGGCTTTACGGTTGTAAATTCTGGTTATGTTTGTTGTGATGGTACCAATAGATGTGGATGTACAATAGCTTGTGGTTGGGATGTTGACACAACTCCAATCACACAAACAATTAATGGTCAACAACAAAAATTTCTTAACTTCATCAAGCCAAACAATACTAATGTTATGGTAACACCAGATGGTTGTAATTGTATTAGTAATTATACTATTGCGGTACCTAACATAGTTGATTCATTTACTGGAGAAATAGGCTATGCTTGTCAATTAACACAATTAGGTGAAACTGATTTACAAAGTTCTAGTTCATCGATAAAAGAATTCTATCAAAATAGGGTTTCTGGTAAAGAATCTTGTTACAAATAAAAATTAAATGAATATTTATAAATAATGATTTTACAACAACAAAATTTTACATGTACTAATAATAGCATTTTACTTGCTGGTGGTCAAATTGTTGAAAACCAAGATGGTAGTGTATCTCTTTTTATGCCTAATAATCGAGGTGTTTTATCACCTGTTTCATTAAGTCAAGAATGTTGTACTAATTTAGGTTATTCATTTAATATTGAGACACAAACGTGCTTATGGGGTACTGGTTATACTTGTACCGATAATACTGTATTTAATTTAGTTTTAAACCCTAATGGTAACGATGGTGCTATATTTTCTGTTGACAATAACGAAACATGTAGTTTAAATATAGATTTTGATTTCTTGATAAAGGTAAAGTGTGAAACACTTTTGGATATGCTTTATAGGCCAAATATTGTCGTAAATCAAGATTTAAAATATGATGTATTAACTCAAATAGAACAACAAACAGCTCTTTGTGAAAGCATAGATAAAAATATTACTAATTTAAATATTCAAATTACAAATACGAATTATTCAATCATTTGCGAGTCACAACCAAACTTAATTCAAAGAGTGGCAAATACCAATAGCTTAGTTACAGATGTTTTTTCTAAAACAGCTTTTAGTAATGATGAACTAGATACAAAAACAACAGCTTCTAGGTCATCAGTAACACAAAGTATTGTTGGTAAAACATTTTGTATATTAGAACCAAATGGCTTAACGGCTTGGCTCAATATCATTGGTCAAGACAATTATATAGATTTTTTAAATGGTGTTCCCACATCATATACGTGTCAAGATGTACAATTTTTATATGATTTAAATTTACAAGACCCAAACAATCCTTTAATAGTGCCTTGTACAACACCATTTGGTACCAAGACAACATTGATTGAACAGCGAAATGATTTATTAAATCAACAAGCTATTTGTCAAAATAAATTAAATGAGTTAAGTGAACAATTAATAACACTAGAGGGTACCACACAGGTTATACCTTGCAGCGACCCAATAAACTTTTTTGAAACCATTAGCTTATCATTATCATTGGAAGTAATAAACCAAGATAATACAGTACAAACTGTTTATACTGATGATACTTTATTTCCTTTAATAGGTGATGGTATGCTATATGATTACTTGATAAACAACGTGGATTCTGGTTTTTATGTTTGTGGCGGTGATAATTGCACACCATTGATACTTAACTTAAGTGGTGTTAGCGTTAATAATGATTATACTTGTTCTACGATACTTCAAAATGTAGTTGATGCTTTATATTTAGAATCTGGATTAAGCGGTACAACAAATAACTTTACAAGTACTATTTCTAATTCGGCATTCACATCAAATTGGTTACGTCATACTACAAGTATCTCAGACCAAACCATTATAAATCAAATAATGGATAACAAAATAAGATTCAGCATAAAGGTTATGAATCCTTGTGGTGAAGTATCAATCTTATTAGACAATATTAATTTAGAAAAAAAATGTGATAAGGTAGATAAAACAAATGTATTTGTAACACAAAATCCAGGATTTAATTTTGAAAGAATAATTGACAATAAAAAATCTTGGGTTAATAATGATACACCAGAAAATAGAAACTTTACAATATCCAAGGCTAATAAGACTGGAAAAATTCGTCAAACTAATTATAATTCAATTGATGAAAGATTAATCTTAAACACAAAAGAGATTGATTTAGATATTAGTTTAGCTTCTGCGATAGAAACTGATGTTTGGTACTATGTTTCAGATAATAATTGTATACTAACTGGTTCAACAACATGTAATCAATGTACTACACAATGCTGCGGTGATGATGGCTTGAACTTTAATAACTTAATGACACAAGCATTGTCTGGTGTTACAACCATTGAAGAATTCCAAAAATACATCACATCCGAGTTAATTGATGTCAAGAATCGTCAAACAATATCATCATACCCAACACTTAAGGCGTTGTATGATAGATATTTAAACAGTAACTTATATTGTGGTACAAATAGTTCTGCATTTAATTATCTATCAATGGAACAGTTCTCTAATTTATTAGGCAATTATTGGGTAGATATTATTGAACAAGTTATACCTGCAACTACTATTTGGGGTAGTGTTAAGATTTATTCAAACACAATCTTTGACCAACAAAAGTTCAAGTATAGGTCATATTCATCATTCTTTTGTTACGATACGTTAGAAGGTGAGACGTTGCCTGGACCTATTGATGGTTCTAACCATTTTTCTGAAAATGTAAGTGTAAGAATAACTAACTTGGTTAAGACTGAAAACCCAACAACCAATTTAAGGTTGAATGGAAACAGAACTGATTGTGATGTAATCTACATAACACAAATGAATCATGGTTCCGAATTTGTTGGTACAGTTAACATAATAAATTCTAACACTGTTGTTTAATAAGATATTTATAAATAAAAACAGAAATGCCACAATTAATTAAAAACATAGAAGGGAATATTTATGATAATTTTACCGATAATATCGACTATATTAAGTCTATTAGTGGTGAAATACAACAAGAAGATTACATAAATTTTAGTTCGCTTATTGCGTATCTACAGAACTTAACACAAGTTGAAGAAACGTATAAATTAAGCGACCCTTTAATTTACGGATTAAGAAACGAATTAGACCTACCAATAAACAACTTAAACATAGATTATTAATGAGATACCAACAACCAATATATATTCAAAATGAACATAACGGAGTTAGAAATAAAGACATTTTAAATGTCAATATGAGCTCTGATTTATGTGTATTTCAAGCACCAGTGTTTACCCTAAGCGGTGCATCAAAGATAGATTGCAATTGTGGTTGTACTGGTGGTTATACATTACTAGAAACTGGAATATGTCAATTTGTTGATACGGTATCGGCAACATCATATGGTACGATATATACGGCACATACTGGTAATACTTCAGTAACATATGGTAATCTTGGAACTAATTTTTATAGTTCTAGCTTAACAGGCGCAATACCATATATGTTAACAGGTACAACGCCTGGTTATATTATTGATGCGAGTGGTGTAACCATAACGTCAGATTATACGGTAAACACTGGTGATTTATGGTTTTCAAATAGTAGTGCTTTAAAAGGTAGACTAAATAAATGTGGTGTTTGGGCCTTATCAACTGGTAACACAGAAAATCAATGGATTGGTTTTTCTAAATGTGTTAACATAGATACGACAGGTTTATATTCAGTTGGTATTGCTGGTGATAATAGAGTTAAATTTAGTGTAAATTCTGACTTATTTTATTATGACAACCTAAGTGCTTTTACTGGTGCTTTTACTTATTGGAGAGTATTTGAATTAAACCTTAGTGCTGGTACCAACGTAATCGAGTTACAAGGTTATAATGATGGTAGCTTAGCGTCATTTGGTGCTGAGATTTATAATGTTGGTATTTCTGGTTT